AGGTGGGCACGGTGGTGCTGGTGGAGTTGGTGACCAGGAAGCAGATCGCGACGTTTCCGCCACTGGTGTGCTGACCAAAGGTCGGATTGGCAGTAGCCGTCGTAGCATGAACGACCGTACCGTTGGCTACCCAGGCAGCTGGGGGCGTCGCCATCCCCACCGGAGGGTTGGTCGCTAGGGGTTCGATGACGGCCATTACTGGCCCCGCCTTAGCTCAGCGTCTTGGTGTACGACCCCGAGGCTATCGAGAAGGTATCCCCGGCGTTGACGGTCTTGCTGGCCGACAACGCGCCGAACCATCTCCGGATGGGCGTACCAGCTGAGTCGTACTCGTCCACACCGGTCACGGTGCAGGCAGGCATGTTGGTGTAGGTCAGGGCCACGTTGGACGAGATCGAGCCGCCGGAGGCGGCAGCGAAGGTGATGGTCTGGCGGGCGTAGGAGCCCCCTGAGACCTCTGTACCAGCTGCTGTGGCCGTGCCGGTGGCTGTCACCAGTGCGACCTTTATGGGGGCCGTGGGGGCCACATACGCCGCCTGAGCACACGTTGCACCCAGGAGGGAGTTGGCTTCGACAGTTACGAGGTTCGCCATGGCTACTCTCCTGTACCTGGGATGTTGTACTCAGGGCTCTCCACTGCCGCCTCTTCAAAGAGGGCCTGGAGAGTCCCCGCTGGGCGGGCTTGCATCAGCTGATCGAACACGTCCCCGATGGTCTTGGTGGTGGCCTCCCGGATGTCCACCGTGCAGATGGGGCAAGCGTCCTCAGCGCAGCATTGGACGTGCTTGCTTACGGACAAGTCCATGCCTTCACCAGTCACCGGGTGGGCGAAGGCCACGTACTGAACGTGGTGCGCGTGCGAGTCAGTCAGACCGCACTTGGCGCACGTCCGGGTCTCTCTTACGTCAGGTGCGGTCATGATCCTCCCTAGTGGTAAACGACTCCCCGGCTTTCCAGCCAGGCGTAAAGGTCTTTGGGTACCCGGTAGCGACGGCCCCGCAGGAACGTCAACTCGTTGCCGACGCCGTAGGTCATCTGCTCGATGTCGGTGTTGACCCGGATGACCTTCCACTCGCTCTCGACCACCATGGGCTCCGCACCCAGGTCTTCCACCTGGAGGGCGTTGGGCGCGACCGGCCTCTGCTGTTGCTGTACCTCTGTGGGCCGTAGATCCTTCATCGGGTCATAGACCGCCTGACTGGTGGAGGGGTCGAAGATCGGATCCTCCTCCACCGTCACCGGTTCCATGGCCTCGATCTTGGCCTGGGCCTCAGCTGACATCTCCATCACCTGGCCGGTAGCGGGATCCCAGATCCCTTCCTCCTCCTGGACGATGTCCACCTGATTCACCAGGCCGATCTCCTTCTGACGCTCTGCCAACTCCTGGGCCTTCTCCTCAGCCAGGCGTTGACGTTGCTCGCCAGTGAAATCTCCTCGTTGCGGTCGGGGCATATAGACGTGACCTCAGTTCGTGAAAGCGATGACAACGCTCTGATCTGTGATCAAACCGAAACCCCATATCGCGTACCAGCACAACGCGTGTTCACGTCCGAAGTCGAGCACGCCACCATCCCGTAGTTCAACAGGCAATGCGATGGCGTGACCGAAGGCATTGTCACCCAAGTACATGGCGGCATGGGTGACGCCAAGGTTGGTAACAGCGCCCATTCCGGGAGGCCCAGTGTTCACAGCGTACTGGCGAATCTGGGTTGTCTCGATGTAAACGACATCGTTCAAACGCCCGATTTCGCCTATCATAAAGTTGCCCGCAGCTGCGTATTTAGTCACCTCGATGAACTCGGGGTTATCACGCAATCTCCGTGACTGGTGAGGGTCAATGAAGGCGACATATGTCTCACCAATGCGAGGCACATTCTTTGTCGCCAATGTCTCGACCGCATCCTTGGTCACGTTGACCGACATGTAGAACGTCCCGGCCAGGGCGCTGTAGTTCGCCGCCACCGTGCCAGCGTCATAGGGCGACAGTGGCGTCCGGGTGGCGGTGGGCGCTGGCAGCTGGTACCCGAAGATGACCGAGGACGCTGCGTACAGGGTGTCGCGAGCGGACCCGTCCAGGTACTTCGCCATGTTGCGCCCCAGGAGCCTGCTGCTGGAGGCCATCACGTCATCGAAGGAAGCATTGAGCAGTAGCTCGCTGACAGCGACCGCATAGCCCTGCTCAGCCACCGTGATGGCGTACTGGCTGGCCGTCAGGGCAGCCGTCTGCATGCGTACACCCTCGACCAGCTGCGTGGCGTCTCCGAGGTTATTATAACGCATGAAGTTTATCTGAAGGCCAGGTTGTATACCGAGTTCCGTCTTCTTTACAGCAAACTGCTCGAAACGCAGTACGGGCATGGACTGAAAGAGTATCTCTTTCGACCAAATGACCTGAATGGCCGGGGAAAGCTGTGAGTTCGTACCCGGATACCCGGTCGGTGATGCACTCAGCAGCGGGGTTCCAGTGATGCTGGAAGGCATCCTGTGCTCCTCTCTTTCGGTTTTCGGGTACTACCTCTGTTGCCTGCTTGCAGACGCCGCACGCAGCAGATCATCTCTTTGAGCAGCGTAATCTTCCGGGCTTAGCGCCCTGAGTTCATCCGCCGTATACGTGCGCGTTGTCTGGCTTGTTTCCATGGGGCCGACTGGAGGTGCAGTGACGCCAACAGTTGGTCGTTGAGAGTTGACCTGGCGCAAACCGTTGACGACATTGTTCCCGATCAAATCGGTTTTTTGGATGAGGAGCGCAATGGAAGCGTCGATCTCTTCGGGCGTGTTGCCAGCGACGAGATCGCGAAGTTCCTCTGCGATTTTGTCACCGTCAACAGCCATACGCTGAGCTAGATAGGTCTGTAGCTGAGCATGCTGACGCTCCTGCTCTAGGAGAGCAAAAGCTCGTTCCCGCTCAGCTTTTTCTGCGCTCAGACGCTCTTCCCACTCCTGGTCACGGCGCTCCATCAGCTGACGAAGCTCCATGTCCTCCTCTTCTTTTTTCTTCTTGGCCCGGTCTGCCTCGCGCTGGGTCTTGGCCTCAGCTGCCTGGCGGTCCTCGTCTGCCTTGCGAAGAGCAGCCAACTCGTTCTCCAGCTGATCGGCACGCGCCTGCTCAGTGGTGACACGAGCCCGCTCCTCCTGGCGGATGCGGTCGATGTCCTCCTGGGAGAACACCTGGGGGGGCTCACTGCTCCTCTGGTTCCGGTTACCACTGGTGGGCGCAGTGGGCTCCGGTGCGGTGACCGGGACAGTGATGTTGTTGGGGTCGTTGGGATCCGGTGCAGCTGGCGGCGCGTTCGGATCGGGTTCGGCTGGGGCAGTCATCAGTCCCTCTCATCCTCCTCTGGGGATCGTCGTTGCGGAATCGTGGTGCCATGGGCCAGGGTCACGATGCGCTGGAACATCTTCGCCACGTCCTCGTTGTCCTTCAGGTCGAGTCCAGGAGCAGTGGCGATCTTGGCCGTGGGGGCGGTGTTGACCTGGGGGCCACCAGCTGACTTGACGTTGCCGTCGCCGGTCTTGCCGTTGCCATTCTTCTTGCCACCTCCACCGTTCTGTGGTGGGGGCGGGATGGGCTGAGGGCCTTCGGGGCTGACCATGCCGGTCATGTTGGCAACCAGGGACGCGACCTGGGCTCGCAGCATCTCCAGAGCAGCCTGTTGCTCAGCGTCGTCCAGTAGCTCCTTGAACAGTTCCTGGAGCTTCTCGTCCGGGAACTCTTCACCAAGCTCCATGAGCGCGCCACGCTTGGACTCCAGGCCCAGCGCCATCTTCACCTGTAGCTCGTTCAGCTTCACCAGCTGATCCACCGGCAGTGGCGGCTGGAACACCACTTGGTTCTCGTACGTCACCGGGTCGAGGGGATCGAGCATGGGCAGCTGGTCTTCGCGCAGGGGCGGATCCCACTCCGGGTTGTAGACCAGGGTCTCCGGCTCCTTCATGAACAGCGTCTTCAGAGCCAGGCGGTTCACCTCTGCGAAGCCCTCGCCGTACTGGGTGCTCTTGAGGTGGAACCGGTTCATGAGGGGCTGGTACTGGATCGCCAGAGCCACGCCCGAGGTGTTGCTGATGGCCTGCTCTTCGCCCAGGGCGGTCACCGGGACGCCGGTCATCTCATGCATGGCACGCTTGAGGTAATCGACAGCCTTGAGGGCCTCCTCGATGCCCCGAGGGTCGAAGAGCAGGTTCTCGACGCGAGCCTCCTTGTTAGGGATCGACCACGTTTGGTGCGTCCCCTTCTCCAGGTTCCCAGCCCGTGCGCCGATCACTACCGTTACGGGCGCAGCGTGGTAGTTGACGATGTCGAGCACATCCGTCATAACTTCGTTCAGGTGCCGGTTAAGCACCGTGATGTCCTGCACGTCGGGCATGCCCCAGGGGCTCGACGCGATGGGCAGGTTGGAAATGTGTACGACTGGTATCTCACCCAGTGGGTTCTCACGCTGGTCTATTAGCTCATCGTTTACGTACTCCTCAATGTTCTC